GCTATTAATACGCTCGTTAAGAATTACAGTGTTTCATCACGTATGGAACCTGTATGTATCGTTTTTGAAGGATCAGCAGGCACTGGAAAGTCGACATTTATGAATAAATTAGTTTCAGCTTTGAAACATGATAACATGAGTGTGTATTGTCATACCGTTCCCGCAGTTGATGCTGGAAAGGATTTTTATGATGATTATATGAATCAGGATGTATTTGTGATGGATGATGTAGGTCAACAAGGAAAGTCGCAATGGAGAAGTATAATTAACTTTGTAGCTCCCGTCAAATTTCCTTTAGAGTGTGCAGCAGCAGAAAAGAAAAACACTAAGTTTTTCTCTTCTAAATTAATCTTATGCACGACTAATGGATTTATGAATTTGCAGGGATTTACATCGAAGGATTGTATAAGTGAACCAGAGGCATTGTTTCGACGATGTCACGTGGTCCATTTTACTGGACGTGACGAAATTACCTTGAAATATTATAAATATGATTATATGGTAGAACGACGATGGAAACAAGCAAAGTTAGGACCGTGGAAGAATTGTGATTTTGGAACAGAGTTTGAAGGAACAGATCGACAACAGCTTCGTGCTGTTTATAGAATGATTAAAGAACTATTGACAGTTCAGAAAGACATTTCTAACGACAACGAAATGCCTGAGGATGATTTGGATTTTATTGTGGGACGCGAAGATGTATTTAACGATGCAATTAGTGAAACCGGAGACGTGATGTCTGTGGAGAATCCTTTTTTTAAAGAGAGAGGATTGACTTCAGAGAGCATATTTTCGGGAATTGCTCATTATGCAGGAGTAGCTACATCAGCTGTTTCTGAACTTTTTTTCAAGTATGAAACAACGAGTGGAAGATTTGAAAGGAATGGAATACAGTGATCCTAAAACATTATTGGCTATATCAGCAGTATGTTTTATGGTTACTTTAGTTTTCTATTCTGTGTATAATACATGTGGATCTATTGATCCAAATGATGATGATGCAGGTATTGGAGACGTTGTTGGAGAATGGAAAAAGATAGGTTCAACAAAACATAATATGTTTTCTGAATCTGGTCATATAAGTACAGAAGATGAAACAACAAATGCTCGTAGATATTTCCGTTTTTTGGAAATATTTTATTACCATGAAGGAATTATGAAGACTGACTATTGTCAAGCAGCAGTCAGTGGAAAATATGCATTTGTTCCTTATCACGCATTGGGCGATGATATGAAAGTCAATATTTTTAGAGACTGGGATAGGTATCAATCTAAACAGTATGAATTTAATTTATTACCGTGTAAGATTGCTAAAACGTATCCGCATCTTGATATTGCAGTTATTGAATTTTTAAATTTACCGACTGTTCCTTTTAAGAATGCCC